CAAGAAGTCACAAACTGATAAAGTTTGATGTGGCTGGAGATATTAAGGTGCCTGAGGAGACTAATGTATCCCATTCTCTTATGCCACAGATGTTATTCTGTAAGTATTATGAGGGTTTTGGTAATACTTTTATGGTAAAGATAACCTGTGTTGATACTAATGGACTTTTGGACAAGTTACCTATAAGAACTGGAATGTCGATTGAATTGGCATTCGCTCATGCAAGTTTAGAAAAAGATGAAGTTTTTGAATTTAGTCAGGCAAATAATAATAATCTAATCATAGTCAATATTGATAACACAACTCATGCAGTCAAAAGACAAATGTTCACTCTGACGTGCATTACTCCAACAACTCTCAGTAATCATACAACAAGAGTATCTAATAAGTACACAGGTAGAATATCCACTACAGTAAAAACGATACTTACAAAAATATTAGAGGTTGATGGGTCTAGACTGAATGTGGAAGCAACTTCAAATAAGTATGATTTTTGTGGAAATTTTACAAGACCTGTAAACCTTATTAATAGATTAGCAACAAAGTCAATATCAGCATCAGATGCCATGGGTGACGGAGAAAACAAAGATAACAAAGACAACAAGAAGAAAAAGGGAATATCAGAATCTAGGGGTTTATGTGGTTATATGTTCTTTGAGACTCAAAAAACTGGATATAATTTTAGGTCTATAAGGGATATGTTGAAAGAAGAATCTGAATTTCCAGTCTATACCAAGGTTGGAGCGAAGGACGCAATGAATTCTAATCCATTCCAACTTGTTGCAACACCAAAATTTACCGAAAGTCAAGATCTCATCAAAAAACTTAGGGCGGGTCAATACCAATCACATAATGTGGTGTATGATATAATGAACAGGACAGTAACGTCCTTCATCTATAAATCTAACACAGACGGTGAGATTGCTAGTACAGCTGATGAAACGCCATCTCGTCGTATGTTAACTGTACTTGATCTTGGGTTAACGAGTCCTAAAGATGATGAAGAATATAAAGATTTAAAGAAAAAACAAATAGAGACAGTGACTTGGAGACAAGCACATACTGCTGCACAGTATCAATTACTGTACTCTCAAATGCTCAACGTCACTATTCCTATGAATTTGAATCTTGAAGTTGGTATGACACTAAACTTCAAATTTCCTGACATAAATACTGGCGATGACACCTCTGATGGTGTCACACCAAGTTCTGGTAAGTATCTTATCGCAAGATTATCACATGAGTTTGGTAATCCTGTGGGAGATTATACAGGACTTACACTTGTTAGAGAACACTATCTACCATACGAGGAATAATGAAATCAATTGAAGATCACATCGCAAAGGATAAAGAAATCCTAGCAGACCCAAAAACTTCCGAACCAATGCGTCATCATATTGAAGATGAGTTGCATGATTTGGAGGAATATGTCGAGCATCATAAAGATGAAATCGAAGCGGGAGATCATCATGACCCTAATGTATTAGAGGTATTTTGTGATGTTCATCCTGATGAACCAGAGTGTCTAGTATATGACGACTAATGGTACTTGAACAAGAATCTATAAGAACGCAACATCTTGGACAGGATGGATTCTACTGGTTCATTGGACAAGTAGTAGTAGATTCTGCGTGGAGAGATGAAAACAATAAACAAACAGATGCATACGGATATAGAGCAAAAGTAAGAATAATAGGGAAGCATCCATCAACTAATGACATAAAGGATGATGATTTACCTTGGGCACACTTCTTGATGCCACCCACAATGGGATCAGGAGTCAATCACTATGGATTCAGTAATTTTATTCAAGGTGGAGAAACAGTTATTGGATTCTTCCTTGATGGTATAGAGGCACAGCAACCAGTCATAATCGGTTCTTTAAACCAGCATATGAACATTTCTGGTTTCACTGACTGGGATGAGGTAAAAGTCGCTAGTACATCAGGATTTTCCCCAATCAAAGTTGACCGTTTCGTAGTAAGTAATCAAGGAGCAACTACAAAGGTTACTAAAAATGATCAGACATTTGCAGGTGGCACAGTTAGTGACAATAATGACAAGATTTTAGATACTAATGGTAAGAAGGTTGATACCATTGGTAAGATAGAGAACAATAAAGTAGTAAAACTAACCAAAGCAGCAGAGTGTAGCACACCATCCAAGGCATTGAAGGATATGGCTGGAGCACTCGGTGATTTGATGGAGGTTTTACAAAAATTAGAGAAGACTAAAGCTGGGTTTATAGATCCAGTATTGAATACGGTGGTGAATTTAGACAAGTTAGTGGATTTTGCTGCCAAGAAAATGGCAGGAAGTTTATCTAATGTTATAGCAAATACTAGAACTAAGTTATTCAATAAAATTGACGAGGGCATAAGCGATTCATTGGATTTTCTTGATCCTAACTTCTTAGCAAAACAAATAGGTATAGAAAAAGCAAAGGACGGTATCTATTGTTTATTGCAAAATATAATGAAGGGATTGAAAAATCTTATTACTAAAGCAATAAAGAGTTTGATTGGTAAGTTGTTAAACTTTCCGTTATGTGCTATTGAGTCTTTTCTATCAGGAATTTTAGGTAAGATATCAAATGATATACAGAAAGCAATCGCTCCATTGATGGCTGGTATCAAAGGTCTTATACCAAATATTGCTTTACCTGATTTTGGGGGAATGCTAAGTAAAGCGATAGGTGCTATTCAAGGTCTTATGAATCTTCTTGCTTGTGAAGATTCTGAGTGTAAGTTAGACTTAGATGTTGAGTTGAACAAAGGACAGACAGGCAAGAAAGATATGGACTTTGCTAAGATGATTGGGATGACAAACCTTATGAGTAAAACTGGTAAAGGTATTGATGGTATGATGGACAATATTTTTCCTGGTATGACTGGAGATCCAGGACCTATGAGCGAGTTAGAGAAATTAGCAGGTCCTTGTAATCCATATGACCCTGAGACATGTCAACCACCTAGTGTGCAGTTCTTTGGTGGAGGTGGTATCGGAGCATTTGGTCAGGCAGTTGTCAATGAAATAGGACAAGTTGTGGGTGTAGACATGAAAGATCTTGGTTTGGGATATACTGAGACTCCATATGTATCGTTTGTAGATAATTGTGACAATGGTAGAGGTGCTACTGGTATAGCAGTTGTAGAGGATGAGAAAGTTGTAGAGGTTATTATGATAGAAACAGGTGATGGTTATCTTGGATCTGGTAGTACTGGAGGAGAAGAGGTGGTTGGCGTTATTGATGGTGCAGATGTTATCAGCACAGGTACAGGATACCAACCAACAGACACAGTATCAACAGATGATGGTTGTGTGATGACACCAGAGGTAGTCAATGGTAGAATAGTAGGACTAAAAGGATCTTGCCCAATGGGAGGTGGTTTATCTGCTCTTGCTGTGAATAGTTCTACTGGTTATGGTGCAGTTCTAAGACCTAGAACAAAATTTGTACCAGTGAAAGAATATGCATCACCTAGTGTGCCAAGCACAAGTATCCTCACTGTAGTAGATTGTCCTAGAGGTGTGTAATGTCAAAGAATAAAGTACCACCAATAACAATAGCTCATCCCACTGATGGCAGACTAAGGATCGGTAGGGAGGATAAAGATGTATTAAGAAAAGCAGATTGCGAGTTAAAAGCAGGATCAGATGCAACCTTACATCTATTCAGAGATGGTGGTTGGGAAATAAGATCCAAAAGAGGTATAGAGGTAGATAATCCTGGTTCTAATATTATACAGTCAGGCACAGGACCTCTGAATATAAAGGTAGATGGTGACTTCAATATAGAATGTGGTGGTGAGTTCAACGTGAATGCTGCGAAGATAGTTATGACAGCAAATGACGCTGTGGATGGTAATATAAAACTAAATGCAAATCAGGATTTCTTTGCAGAAGCAAAGAAAACTGCTAAATTGAATGGTAGTAATGTGCAAGTCATAGCAACACAGAATCTTATAGCAAGATCAGATGCTGCACATGTATTGCAAGGAGGGTTTGTTCATGTACATGAAAATAACTCTAAGATCATACCACCATCACTCAAAGAATTCATTAGTAAAATACAAAAATGAATATACCAGATATTTTCTCAGGTAAAATCGTAATAGGACCTGAACCACATGTTGATCAATCAGTAAAGACTTTAGATGGTGATAAACCATTTGTAGGCACACTTGCTGCTTCAGGACCTGCGTTCATAGGTAAGCATGCAGGGGGTTTTGCTAAAGGAGTTCTCAATGTAGGAACGGATTTAGGAGGATTTTCACCTGGCGTCAAGGGTAGAGCAGCACATATAGAGGGAGATGTAAGAGTCAATGGGGAGAAAGGACCTAATCATGTTTATATTGACGGTAATGTATTCGTCACAGGGACTGTTGATTGCTTATCAACAGGAAGATTAGAAGCAAGACATAAAGTCGCTGATTCACTACCTAAACCATTTGATATGGTTCATCCTAGCAAAGGTGAGGGTCACAGACTTAGGTATGCTTGTATTGAAGGACCTGAGGTTGGTGTATATTTTAGAGGTAGAACACAGGACAATGAGATTGTCTTACCAGATTATTGGAAAGACCTTGTGGTGATTGATAGTATCACGGTTCAAACACAACCAGTTGGATCAGCACAGGATATTATAGTAAAGGAATGGGATGATAGTAAGATAACACTTGAAGGTGTCACTGATTGTTTTTACCACGTATATGCTGAGAGAAAAGATGTCAATCCACTCGTGGTAGAGTATCAAGGAGAAACTTGGGAGGATTATCCAGATCCTAAGTATGACGATCCTAAGTATTCTAGGTAACGTATAAATACTGAAGTAATAATATCTCAGCAAATGGCAGCGAAAGAAGAGTATTCACCGACCAAAGCCACGATTAGATGCAAAGGTAAGATTCCACCCGATGGACTCATATGCCTTCCTGATGCATGGGCGAACAAAATCAAACCAGAATCAATGGTAGTCCAAGTGACTCCATATGGTGTATGGCAAGAACTATACATTGAAGCGATTC